GATCGGAAGTCATGACGCGATATTCGTGGTCGAGGACGTTCACAGCATGCCGAAGCAGGGGGTTGCCTCAACCTTCACGTTTGCGCGTGCTGTAGGGGCCATAGAAGCCGTTACAGAGCTATTCCGAGACCCGTGGTTCATCGTTCGGCCGCAAAGGTGGAAGGCAGACATGGGCGTGACAGCAGAAAAATCCACCAGCTTGGAGCTTGCGAGAACCTTATGGACGACAGCACCCCTCACCCGCAAAAAAGATCACGGAGTCGCAGAAGCACTGCTGCTTGCGGAATGGATCAGACGCCAAGAGTTGTGAGAGATCCGACTCTGCTGGATGTCTTCGCGGCGTTCCTTGCTCATGCCTGCGTAGCTAGGGGCGATCTACAAATCGATGCCGGCTACATCTACAACGCGGCGGAACTTTTACTAGATGAATCCGAGGTGAGACATGGACATCGACCCGAATGATGCGATTGAATTTATCTTCAAACACGGCAAGAAGTTCGCCAAAGCGAAGGCCGAAAGAACATATCTTGAGGAGTACCGCAAGAGCCTGAAGGCCATCCTGATGCAGCAGGCCCAGGTCAACGGCCACCAGACAGCGGCCGCACAGGAGCGTGAGGCATACGCTGACCCGGAGTACGCTGCCCTCCTGCAAGGCCTTAAAGCCGCTGTAGAGGCCGAAGAAGAGATCAGGTGGGGGTTGGTAGCAGCGCAGGCCAGGATTGATGTCTGGCGCTCGAGAGAGGCCAGCAGCAGGCAGGAAGTTAGGGCTACGTTATGACGACACTGGCAGAGAAGAAGCACATGAGCCGCGTAGCTGAACTGGGCTGCGCTATCTGCAGGCGTATCTATCCCCCGCATGAGCCGGGGACGGTGGAGTTGCATCATCCGCGGCATGGTGCAGGCATGGGAAAGCGTAGCGGCCACATGAGTGTGGTGCCACTCTGCGTGAACCATCATCGCGGCAATGAGGGTATCCACGGTATGGGCACCAAGGCCTTCGTCAGGCACTACGGTGTGACGGAGGCAGAGCTACTAGCGGAGACTCTGGAGTTGATTAACCACACAAAGTAGTCGGGAACCTATTGATGCCAACTTAAACTGTCGCTTACACTAGCATCACTGCGATGTTGCAGTTACCTAGTGAAGGATAGCGAAATGAATGCAGCCCTGACCCCCGCACAAGCCAAGTTCTTTGCAGACGTTGAGCAATGTGTTGCCATCGACACCCTCGGTGCCCTGATGGCTCAGATCGCTGAGTTGACCAAGCAAGCCGATGCCATCAAGGACGAACTCAAGGATGTGGCCTCGATGTCTGGTCAGAAGGTGTTGGTTGGCGCTTCGTATGTTGCCGCTTACACCGAGTCCAACCGTTCTACCGTGGATTGGAAGGCTATCGCCAAGGAACTCAGCATCCCTGCCGACATGATCGCCAAGCACACCAAGACCACTGCGGTGTACAGCATCAAGACCACTGCCATCTGATGTACACCAAACCAGACGGGACCAGGGCACCTAACGCCCCTCCGGTCTGGCCTTTCGGAACAGTCAGTCCCTCAAAGACGCATGACGTTCCACCCACAAGGCCAGACCCCGTACCTCTAAACGAACTACCTGAAGGACTATTCTGATGACACACCGCACAGGCAACGAATGGGTTGCAGGACTGGACAGGAAGCCGGGTTTCGGCGCTGACTTCGCGGCGGAAGACATCATCGACGCCCCCTGCTGGATTCCTACGGGCTCCTCAAAAGTCGTAGAGGGCCACGGGGATCCAATCGTCTTCTGCCATAACTTCCGCCCAGGCATCTGGGGTAACGGCAAGTATGACTAAGGGCGTCATCCTGACTTGGGGGGATAAAACCCCCTGCACGATCATTGAGGACCGCAAGTCCATTCTGGTGGCGACGGAGGACATCAACAAACAACCCTGCCCAGAGGGAAGGAAGCGCTACTTCAAGCGCTACAAAGATCACTGGGCGGAGTGTGTCTTCAAGCCAACCACAAACCGATGGGCTGTTGCAGGAGAGGCGACTTTAGTGATTGACCCACCAAAAAAGTAGGGCTTCCTATATACGCACTCTTGAAGGATCGCTTACACTAGCATCACTGCACTGAAGCAGTTAACAGCGAAGGAAGCGAATCATGTTGTTCACCCGCGAAGGAAAAGAGTTCACCGGCAACGTTAGCTATGACGATAACGGCAAGGCTGTTCGGTTCGTCAACGTCACTTGTGATCGTTGCCGTGTGATCAACGGCCAGCGCCTGTGGGTGATGGGCACCATGAACGGCCAGCCCTACAGCCTGACTGGCTTCGAGTGCTGGACCTGCGGCAACACTGGTATCCGCGGTGAGCGCAAGGAGCGCTTGTTCACTGCAGTGGAACTGGCCCGCGTTAACAAGGCTGCAGCCACCAGGGAAGCCAATCGTGCAGCCAAGGCTGCTGCAGCGGCCGAAGAAGCTGCCCGCAACGCATCCGCAGAGCAGCAAGCATTCCTGTCTGGCAACGCTGACTTCATCGCCAAGTTGCAGACCCTGACTGGTGACTTCTGGACTCAGTTCTGCAAAGAGTTCATGGGCCGCATGAAGGCCCCTACAGAGCGCCAGATTGCTCTGGTTGAGGGTGAGGTAGCCAAGCGTGCCAAGAACGCCTCCAGCGCCTTTGTAGGTTCGATTGGCAGCAAGGTCGAGATGACCATCACTGTCGAGCGCATCATCGTCCTGCAGAGCCAGTTCTATGGCACCAACTACATCACTATCGCCCGTGACCAGCGCGGCAATGTGATCACCTACAAGGGCTTGGTTGACCTGGGCGCAGTTGGCGACACCAACACCATCAAGGCCACGATCAAGGATCATGAGATGTACCAAGGCGTGGCGCAGACCTCGATCCAGCGTCCCAAGGTAGTCGAGATGGCGTGAGCAAGACCCCATGTAACAGTGGGGTATTGACTACCAACCTTAAGAGTCGGTTACACTGCAGACACTGCAATCAAGCAGTTCAACAGAGAAGGAACAGAGAAATGAAGTACAGCACAACGACCGGCAAGCAGCAGGCAGCTATCGTGGACTTCGTAGCTACGGCCCGCGGCAACGGCATCGGCAACATCTGGGCTTGCCTTCCAAGAAACCACCGTCTGATCACTGGCAACGTAGTTCATCAGACCCGCCGCGTGACGGACGCAATTGCAGAAGGCTGGGATGAGCTTGGCAACCGTGTGCGCCTGACCGCAGACCTGCGCGTCCTGCAAGACTGAGCCGGTGGCAAGGAGCAAGACCATGCTGTACGGATACATCTCCTCCTTCGACGCCGACAGGCCCGAAACCCCCGAAACCGAACTCAAGTTCAACATCACCCTGAACGGCACCAAGCGCACAGTAGAGTACGACGAAGACGGTGCCTTCATCGTCAAGCTCAACGGCAAGATCGCGGAACGCGACATCACTGAAGAGCAGTGGGACGACCTTGAGCGCGAAGTCCAGAAACGCCTTCGCCCTGACTGGGTTGACTATTGGCTGGCAAACTGAGAATAGAATCAACTCCAGATTAAACGCTGGAGCCAAACATGCCCCGCAAAGCCCCTCAAACAGCCCAGGAGCCACCAAAGCCAGAGATCAAGGCTAAGGTGGCTTCAGCGCTTCCAAAGACTCCCAAGAAGATCGGCAGGCCCTCCAAGTACACGCCTGAGCTTGCAGCAGAGATCTGCCAAAGACTCAGCAATGGAGAACCACTGCGCCAGATATGCAGAGACGATCACATGCCAGCTTGGACTGCTGTGTATCAGTGGATGTCGCGGGACGCCACTCTTTCGGAACGCATCGCCCAGGCGCGGGAAGCTGGACAGGACGCTATGGCTGAGAAGGCCTACGCTGAGATGTATGACGAGCCTGAGCGCATGCTGACTGAGGGTGGCGGCCGGATTGATCCGGGCTATGTGCAGTTGGTGAAGGCTCGGGCTGAGATCACGCTGAAGCTGTTAGCTAAATGGAACCCTAAACGCTACGGCGACCGGATCGCTGTTGCAGGGGATGCTGAGTCCCCGATCAAGGTTGAAGCTGAGATTAAGGCAGACAAGCTGCTGGAGGCTCTGGTGACCAACGCTGAACTGCGCAAGACCGCGGGGGAATGATGGAAGACATGGAAGACAAGGCCGCATTCCCGTCAGACCGTTACGGGGAAATCGGCATGACCCTGCGTGACTACTTCGCGGCTAAGGCGATGCAGGCCCTGCTCCGGTCATGGACGGCCAATCGACACGATGACGGCGAGTGGGTTGGCGATGCACTTTTGGCGAGAGAGTCCTACGTCATCGCAGACGCCATGCTGAAGGCCAGGAGTGAGTGATGGACAACAGGATCACGGTTCCTCAAGTAGCCCGCCTGATGGGCGTGGTGCTAGATAACAAGACATCGTGGTCTGTTGGGTCCGAGATGG